TATCTCCCATAGGGTTTGTGCTATCATCTGCATTATCTATATCTTCATCAGTGATATTAGTAAACATCCCAGTAGTATCACCTAGCTGTCTTAATTCTTTTAGGGCTATTTTTTGACTAATTATTCCTGATGTAAATATTTCATTAATTGCTGTTGTTTTTTTACCTATTATCTCTGCAACTTTATCTTCACTTGGAGTTTCTATTGGGTTAAATACATAATCTAAATCGTCTGGTACTGAACCAAACTCACTAACGTACATAATAGGTAATAGTTTATCTAATGCTGGTTCTAATTGAGCTGATTGCTTTTGTTCTATAGTATTATAATAGTTGTCTTTATCTCCATCTCCTGTAGCATTCATGCCTTGTGGACTTCTACCAAATATCTTAGTTACTGGCATTTCAGCAGCACCAGCAACATCTAACATAAAACTTTCATAGATATCATTTAAACCACTAAATGTATATTGATGTGTTTGAAAATCATCATCTTTGTTCATTATGTACATACCCGAATTAGACATTAATGTGTTTTGAGCTTGTACAGTATCCCATAATTCCTTTTGAGATTGTTCATCTGTAACAGAAAGTAACTCTCCTAAATCAGCCATCTTAAGCACTCTTAAATTAGCTAAGAATACCAACTGTGCTATATTGTAACTTGTATTATCTCTTTTCTTTAATTCATCAAATACAAGTTCAATTTCTGATATTCCCCATTGTTGTTCTGCATACCTTTCAATTTGTGGTAAGTCTCTACCAGTAAATCTTAAAACTCTGCTATGATGAACTTCAACACTAATATTATCAGCTACCCAATGATAAGTTTCCGGTAATCCAAAATCAGGACTTGTAACATCTTCAATCCTAGTTGCTCCTGGTGTTAATCCTGTCCATCTATCACATGGAATAAGCCCTTTGAATGATTGTGGCATTATAGTACTGTAATCTAATGGTTGATCAAGCATATCTTCATGACCTTCTATTATAACTACTGCACCTGCCCCTCCATACAACCTTGACCATTTAATACATTGCAATATATCCTTTTGTACCCTAGTAGTACGTTGTAGCCTATCAAACCTTTTAATATCATCAGGCTCCATTTGTGTTTTAATTGTTATCCAATTCTTACACATATCTTCTGCAACACAATCAATTATCTTTCTTACTATCCAATGCGATCTATACAGATTATTCATTAACTGAAAGTTTTGAGTAAGTCTTGTCATAGAATATTCAGTACCTTCAAGGAGGTTTGGCGTTCCAGTTCCTAACCTAGCTAACATATTTGAAAAAGCATCCATCGATATTGTTTTGCCATTGGTTGCTTTATTGGCTATGTTGTCTGTATTAGGCTTTGAATCTTTAGTGTATTTTTTATACCTTTTAGTCTTTTTCACCTTATTCCTCCTTTCTAAATTATAAAAAATAATCTATATTAAAATTGTTTCTATCTTCCTAGCCTTCTTGGTTTAATTATTGTCTTAACAAAATACCTTATGGCATCTGCTCCATGGTCATTAGTTTTTACTGGCTTTTCTTCACCACGTTCAGCAGCTTTTTCATCCCATATATAAGATGTTATATCTCCTATAGTTCTTCTGCATTTACTTCTAACCATCTTTATTTTCCCTTGAGAAATCATAGTTGAAGTCATTCTTATTCCATCCATAACCTCATTATCTGCATCTTTCACTCTTATTCCTCTAGTTCTAAGTTCTGCTTTAAACGATGCAGCGCTTGGGTCTAATATAATATAGGTTGGTCTTTGTCCATCTTCAATAAATTCTTCTAAATCATCAGAATATTGTTTATCTGTCTTTTGAACCTGTTTCTCTTTACTATCATAGTAATATTCTCTAGGTATCCAAAGAGTATCACCATCATCATATACATCTAAAAACACTGTAGGATTAGTAGTTCCATAATCTATTGTTATGTATCTTCTCATGCTACTTAAATCAGTTGGTAAGTCTTCTTCTTCAATTTCATTTTCTTCTTCAGACCACATGTCAAATATAGCACCTTGTGCCATTGTCCATAACCCAGAAATAAATCTTTTAAAGAATACTCCAACATACATTTTTCTGTAACGCTGCTTTATTCTTTCTGTTAGCGATAAATTATCATCCATTGTGAAATGTAGATATAATAAATTCTTTTCCTTAGCTTTATCTATCCAATTAATTTTAAACCAATGCATAGGAGCATCAGGATTACAATTAAACCAAAAAGCACTACCATCAACTGAACAACGTCCTGTCCCTTGGTTAACAAATGATTCTGGCATTAATGCAACTTCATCAAAAAATATACCTGCAGTTGTTATACCTTGGATTAAATCTTGACTTGCTTCATCTTTACCACCAAATATATAAAAATAATTAACTTTGCCATTTTTAATAATCTCAATATAATTATCTGTTTTATGATCTGTATATCTATATCCTCTACTTAACAACATTATTCTAAGCCAAAACCAAACATTACGCCTGAAACTTCCTACTGTTTTACCACACATAGCAAAGTTTTGACCATTGAACATCTCCATTGCCCACATAACAAATGATAAAGACATTGATAGAGTTTTACCACTTCTGATAGCTCCATCTGCTATTATTCCATCTGCATCTTTTACTGGTGATTCTTTGGTCCACCAATTGAGTACTTTTCTTTGCTTCTTTGAGAATGGCTTAAATTTGAAATTTACTTTAAATTTCTTCATCTGACCAGTCCTCCTTGGCTGTTCCTCCTAATGCTTCAATGAATCCATCATCTTCTGTTTCATCTTCACCTTCTCCTGTTATCTTAGTAATTTCAGCACTAAGTTTTCTATTTTGTAATTTCTTATATTCTGTATCTAACTGAGTCATCTCTTCATCATTAAGTAGGTTGTAATGCTTAGTAAGAAAATCCATAGCCTTCATCTTATCGGCTAGCTTAACCTTTATACCTGCATTACCTTCGCTTATTTCACTTATCAATGTTCCATCAATTTGATCACTTTCTCTAAGTTCAACATAGCTTTCTTCATATGTTTGTATTTCTCCATCTTCATTCAATATAGGTTTACCATTTGAATCATATTGAATCTTATCTTTCTTCCCAAATTTCATGAAGTCAGTTATATCTGAAAAAGCTATATCAAGATACTTTTGAATTAAGCTCGTCTTTATAAACTCTTTGTTGAACTGTGTTGCATTAAGACTTTCTATTTGTTCTTTTACCTTATCATTTCTAAGCAATCTGCTGCCATTTATCATTGCACTTTCATAGGTACATTTATATGCCTTTTGGTACGCTTTAGTTGCATTTAGACATCTACTATATATAACGCAAAAAAGCCTTTGCTTATCATTTAATTCAGTATTCTCTAATACCTCTTTAACTTCATCCGCAATAGGCTCTTTCTTAGCGTTCCTTTTAGTTACCTTTTGATTGGTAACGTTACTATTGGTTTTTGGTAACGCTCCTTTTAATTTATCATCCCATTTATCCTGTGATTTCCACTTTCTAATCTGAGAATCTTTTAGATTTAACTTAGCTGCTATATCAACTAATTTCATCGTTCCCTTTGAATCTAAATACAATTTTTCTGATTCTGCCCTTGCTGGGCTTCTCTCTCTAGCCATATCTCATTGTCACCACCTACCTTTTCTTTTCATTATTCTTAAAACATTCCTTTACGCCCTCATAAGGGTAGTAATATGTATCTATTGTTTCACATCCCTTTATGTCTTTACATGATCTACATTCAATTGGAGACTTAGCACACTCAACTATTCCTTTGTTAAACTTTATATTTAATTTTAATTTCTTTCTCTTTACCACTTGCTAAACCTCCTTATATGAATTTAAAATTTAGGCTAATTTATTGCATAAAAGAGAACCCTATTTCTAGAGCTCTGAAAATGTTTTTATTAAGTTAATATAGATTTTGTATATATCATTGACATAACAATTACTATTAATAATACTATAGAATATATTTTAAAAAATGAAATTTTTCTTCTTCTAATAAAATAATATACTGCAGCAAATATTGCTGGCACTAATACATGAAGCATAAATGATAAAATACTATAAACATATCTTCTATTAGGTGGCATTCCTATTGACACTCTATAAGAATGTTGGAAAATCCACACAAACGAGATAATAAGACAAATCAGTAGAATCTTTCTTATAGATGTATCCTTTAAGATTCTCATTTATTCCCGCCCCCTTCCACATAATATAATTATACAAAAGTAGGTAAATTCCTTCTTAATATTACATTTTATTGGTAAGTTATTACTTTATAACCTGATAGAGCGCAAAAACTAAAATCTCTCTCACATATTTATACCTGGGCCCTCTCAAGTATGTTCTTCTGCTACTAGAGCAAGGGCATTTATGTAATAAACCAGTAGCTACTATATACTCGTGCCGCGGAGGTAACCACCTCACTTTCATATATATTTTTTATTTCTATTGGTGTATAAGCATATTAATTTTACTAAATACAAGGAGAGACTTTTCAATCTCTCCCCTTTGTTCTACTTGTCTACTTTGTTAAGTAAATTATTATACTCATTCAAAGCTTCATCAAGTTCTTGACTTGCAGCTACTACTTCTGGATCTATTAAACTTGGTTTTTCGTTTATTAAATCCTGTAATGTTTGTCTCATTTCGCAAATCTTTTTATTTATGTTTTCAAATTTAATCACAATATCCCTCCTTCCGCTATTCAATCGTAGCAGAAAAAGGGTAAATTAGATTTTTGTGTAACTATTAATAATTTAATACATAAAAATGTCACCTATATTTCTATAAGTGCCATTTTGGTACAAAAGGGGTTTTGAGAATTTATCAAAAGGAACTTTCATTTGTTCCCACTTACTATTATATATTAGTTTTTTAGGGTTATTGTCTCAACATAGTCTCAATTTTGTCTCACTATTTTACGCTCTAAGTGCAAAGCCACATAATTTACATGTGCAATATTCTCCTATTGCAACTTCACATTCATTTTCCTTTCTAAAATTACCACAGCTACATTTATTACATTCTTTTAATTTACCGCAGAAACATTTATGTTCCTCATCCTTGTTTTTATATTGTATAATACATTTCATCATTAGAACCTCCGTTCGGTGTTTTCTTTTATTGTATAACGAAAAACACCACATTTTCAATTAAATGTGGTGTCCAATTTTTAACATTACTTTTTATACATAAGAATAGTGTTTCTGTGAATATGAAATTATTGAAAGCAGCATATTTATGCTCCTAATTTAATTGTCCAAATATCCATCATTAATTTGTACATGCTGTAAGGAATATAACAATATCCTTCATCACCCCAAGTATCACCCCAAGAGTTTCTAACTATAAAGCTTCCATTATTGAAATTATCATCATATCCAACAACACACAAAGCATGACCTCCAAGTTCTTGTTCTCCATCTTTTGGTATCGAAACAATACCGTCAGAGCCTGTATTTTCAAAAGATTCATAAACAGTCATGCCAAACACCACAAGATGATTAATAAATAAAGCATGTTTAATCTCATCAATTGACTTTATTCTTTGATATCCTGAGATTATATAATTTTGAGCTTCATTTATTTCACTTTCAGTTGGCGTATTTTCAAAAGTTTTTATATCATACGGCCATGAATTTTCCAAACAAACACCCTTTTTATTTAAAACCTTCATTCCATCTCTAAGTGAGGCTCCACTATCCCTATACACAGTACCTTCTAATTTTCTTTCCCACCAGTATAAAAAAAGCCTAGATAATCTCTTAAATTCTTGACGTGAATCATTTAGCAACATAAATTCTCTAAGTCCCGAAACAATCGCATTCGCAGTACAACTTCCTAATTTCCCTTGATCAACAACAGGTGAACATTTTTCTCTAAGATCAATTTTTTCTGGAAGCACTTGGGTATCAACAGCATGTCTTTTACTATACTCCGAATCCCTAGAATCAACTTTATCTTTGCTCAAATCATATTTTCGCATTCAAACACCTCTTTCATTTATTTTGTAAATGTACTGTATATCACAATTTTAGTACTTATATTGAAATAAGAGTATATATTTACTTTACTAATTAATCTTTCAATTTAATTATAAAGTTATAATATGTCAATTATGTTACATAATTATTAATTTTTCAATAAAATCAAAGTTTGTAGCTTTACAGTTATTTTTCTTAAAAAATTAGTATTATGCAACAAAAAATCGCACATTCACTCCTGAATAATGCGATAATTAGATAATTATTTTTATAAATTGATTCTTGCATTGTTTATATGATTGGTTACATACTTAAGCGTAAAAATATACCTTTAATCAACCCTGTTATGGGTGCAATCAAAATCAACCCGCTTACAACAATAGCGATAGATGGTAATGTTTTTTTTGATTCTTTTTGAAATCTTGCAACTAATCCTAATACAAAACTAATAAGTAAAATTATAGTTATGGCTAGTGCTTCTATTACAGGTGGCATGATAGGTAAAACATAAAGAAAATCTAATATCATTGCAATAATCATATAAATTATTACTATTAATGTAAGAATAAAAGACATAATCCCTATCTTTGTATGTTTTAAATTTTTGAAGACTTTTCCCCCTTTTTCAATAAATACACTTATTTATTTATTTATTTATCTATTTAATCTAATTATAACATATTTGGTAAATACCGAATTATTCAATTTTCAAAGAACACGTTTTTTTATTTACTACGTTCTATCTACACATTATTTAATCAAATACATAAATTGTGATATATCTTCAACTAATTCTTCTCTTCTTCTATACCCTGTTGCTCTTGCCATGTTTAAATTCCTTGCTATTACTGGAACATCTTTCTTATCTCCATATTTTAATTCTATAAACCGTTTATCTTCTTCATTAAGTATTTCAATGTTTGTGTCCATATTTTTTATATATGATTCTTTTTCCCTTATTTCAAATTTCAGCTTAAGCATGTTTTTCACCATATTACATTGTTCTTTCTCAAGCTTTGTAACTTCTTTTGTCATTTCAGATTCCACATAACTTGTACCATCTGAACTAGAGTGAACTCTTTCAGATATTCCTGCACCATTTTGATAAGGATCTACAGAAATATATTTATGTACATTTCTAATGCTATTATCTATATCTTTTATTTGTTCTTCAAAAAAATTGACTCTTCTCTTTAAGTTATTTATTTCTTTTTTATATTTAAAATATCTATATAATCTACCTTCTGTCTTTTTAAATAATTCTTTGTCCACGCTTTCGTTCCTCCTTAAATATATTGATAAAACTTTTTAAATCAAATATAATGAATATGGTGTAGGGGAGCGAAAGCTCTCTTTTTTAATTATCTTTTAACTTTACAAACCTCTATATGAAACCTTTTTCATGAGCTTTCTTATATATTTCTGACTCTGAATTCACATCCATAAGATAAGCCATTCTAGACTTGAGCTTTTGTGGTGAGATCTTCTTTTATTAATTCATCTAATGCCATTACTGCATAAGTTATAGCTTCATAATTATCCATATATTCTAGCCTTCTTTCTTCATAATTAACTAGTATGGCGTATTAATAGCTAATCCTTTGCCCACAACTTGGACAATATTTTCCGTTAACATTGCTCTTACAAACTGGACATGCTTGGCTTGATACCCCTTTAATTTTTATACATTTTTGAGGTATTTGCTTTTTTACTGATTCACCTGCTATTATGAATGCTTCTTTTTGGTCGTCAGTCCGGTTTGCCCATGCTAACCCTGCTTGTATAATTTCAATTACTCTTTGATTCTCCATTATTAAACCTCCTGCTATCTTAGTATTACGACGCAAAAACACTGCAAAATTCAAAATTGAATAATGCAGTGTTCATAAAAATTGTTCGCTTTTTTCATTATTTCGTTAAAAAGAATATTGTGAAATAAGTTTACTGTAAATAATGCTTATTTTGCAACATCGAATTTATTACGTACTGGTGGCTTTGAGCATAATGCCTTTAGTTTGCCAATATTTTTTATAAAATGCTCTTGTTTTTCATGAAAATCCAAAGCTTCTTGGTCTTTCCATTTTTCGATGAATGCCACGGTATTCCGTTCATTTAATTCCTCATATAAATTATATTCAATGTTTCCTGCTTCCTGTTGCGACCCCTCTACCATCAATTTCGCAATTTCAATAAATTCTTCTTTTTTGCCTTCTTGTACTTCAAGTTTTACTACTAAAACAATCATGTTTATCCTCCTTCAAAATATAAATAATCTGTAGTTCACAATTTTAGCTAGTTGTGATTTAATTTATGTGAAAATTATACCATAATATCTAAATATATTCATTATTTTACAGAAATTATATATATTTTAACACTGCATTATTCAATTTTCAAAGATCATAATTTATCATCTAATTCACATTATCTACACATTCTGCACTACTTATAACTTATATACTTAGGGGATTTCTCCCCCATTTAAACCTACAGTTTCAACCTTAACAATTTGTAATCTCTGTTCGTTAATCCTGCAAGATTTTAGCTTTTAATACCACTCAACTTCATTTCTTATTTTATAAACTCTCATCCAGGTTTTATTTATAAATGAAACCTTAATAGCAGTTTTTCTATCTGCATCCTTAGGTATATCTATACTCTCATCAAGTGGTTCATATCCAATAACTGTTTTCTTAATTGCATAGCTTAGTAGTGAATAATATTCTTTAAAAATATCATGCATTGCTAATCCAACATCCATTATTTATTAAGCCTCCTTAGAACTTTCTTCATATTTTCAAAGCTGTAACTTTTAGCTTGTCTTTCTCCTTCAGCTCTACGTTTTCTTGTTTCAGCTATATCTTTTACCGTTTTATCTCTCCATTCTTGTGGTGTCATTTATATCCCCCCTGCTTTTCTAACATTCTTATAATAAAATGCTGTATGTTTATGATCCCAAATCACATTGACCGTTTCACCATTGTTGTAAATACTAGATATATTCCCTATCTGCGGACCATCATAATTAAATTCAACTCTATCACCAACTCCAAGGTTTACCACTTCTTCATCCTCATTGTTTTCTGTTCCAAAGCTTCCGTTCATACTTTTTGTGATATCTATATCCATTTCAGTAATTTTACTAGCCAAATCTGTGTTTTCTTTAGCCATTTCTGTAACAAAAAGCTCACTATCGTGATATATAGATTTTTGCAAATATTCAAGAACCCATCCTCTCGGATTTATAATAACCGATTTCCCAGGAAATGGAATTATAATATTTGCATCACCTTTACGCTTAATATATTTTTCTATATGCATGTCCTTCAACTTTTTAAGCTGCAGATCATTAGCTTCTTTATCTTGATTTACAACTAAAATTTCATCTGCAGGCATTAATTCAATGTCTTTCTTTAACTCCAGTTCATTTACTCCAGCTGCATTAAAATATAGTGTCTTATCATCAATCTCCACTAATAAAGCTCCACTTACTCGCTTAACTATTCTTGCTGCAGTATCGCTGTATAGATTAATAATTTCAATAAATTTATTATGATTTTCTTTAGGCTTAGTAATATCTAAAGGTTTTAATTCTGTTTTAGGTTCCTGAGGTTGAATGAATTCAAAATCAAACATACTTATTTGGCCTTTGAGCATATCATTTTTATTATTAATCATGATCCCACCCCAATAACTTTCTCTCTAAATCGTCATAGTCATATTGCCTACCTTCAAAATTATTAAATTTTAGAACTTTAACATTATCTTTATTGTACGTAGGTACATAGTTTTTACCTTTATCTCTCCAATTTTCTAATACCCTTTGTACATATTTTAGATTTCTAGCTCCATTAGCAGTTGCAATTTCAAGTGCCTCTTTGACCCATTCAAAACTAAAATCATTAACCATTGCTTCTAATTGCTCTTTAGTAAAATTATTGATAGTTCCAAAACCACAATTCTCATAAATCAAAAATATGTTATTATCTACTTTACTTTCGTTTACTTTATTTTTATTTACTTTACTTTTCTTTGTGTCATTAATCTCAGATTTACTGGAGTTATTCTCGGATTTATTCGAGTTATTCTCAGATTTATCGGATTTTATGTTCACTTTAATAAAGCTTTGAGTCTCATTTTTTTCTAAAAGCCAAAACTTATTAATTTCTACAGTTCTTTTTGAAGCTCTCGATTTAATAGCTTCTTGAAATCTGCGCTGTATTCCGACGGAGGTTAAGACCTTGTCCGACTTGAAAAGTGTATCGTTAAACAGTGACCGTTCAAGTAAGAAGTTCATAATCTGCCTAATCTTCTCATAACTCATATTGAGATCATCTGATATGATATATAAAAAATCATCATCAGTTTTTAAATAATATCCGTTTTTATATACTTCGCATAATAGATACATATATAATGTAATCCCATCTGCTCCATATCGTGATTTTAAAATTTTAATTTTTCTATCTGAGAAAAAATCTACATCAAAAGGAAAGTAAGATAAGCCTT